ATGCCGTAGCTGAGATGATTCGTACTTGCGACGATCTACGCGGAATGGTTACGTTTACTGAATCGCGGAAATTCATTCGTCACAACGAAACCGGCTCAATCATCCGCGCCCTGAGCAGCGACGGCGCCGGCAAGCACGGATACAACCCGTCGTTGGTCGTCTTCGACGAACTTCACGCCTGGGGCGCGGCCGAGCAGGAACTATACGACGCGCTGACAACTGGTAGCAAAAGCCGCCGCAATCCGTTGTGGGTTACCATCACGACGGCGGGCACCAACCAAGAATCCATCTGCTACCGAGAGTATCAGTACGCCAAGCGTGTCGCGTCGGGCGAGATTCAGGACGAAAGCTACTTTTCGCTTATTTACGAAGTGCCCATCGACGCCGACTGGACCGACCAGAGCCTGTGGTCACTGGCGCTGCCGACGCTTGGAGTGCTGCACGACATCCGCGACTACGAAGAGGAGTTTAAGCAGGCCCTGGCACGGCCCGAGAAGCAGAACACGTTTCGGCGGTTGTACTTGAATCAGTGGACCAGCGCGACGACGACGTGGATACCGTTGCGCGACTGGGATGAATGCATGGGACAATTTCCGGATCTTGCCGGCGTGCCATGTTGGGGCGGCCTGGACCTTGCCGCGGTGCGCGACCTGACGGCGTTTGCGCTTTGCTGGCCGTATGAGGGCAAGGTCTACTACCGGGCATGGGCCTACCTGCCGTCGAAGATGCTTGCTGAGAAGACGGCCACGGATGGCGTGCCATATGTCCAGTGGGCACAGGGCGGCCACATTGAGACCATGCCCGGCAACACCGTCGATTGGCGCTACGTCGTCGCGCACATCGAAAAATTAGCCGAGCAGTACAACATCCAGGCCATTGCCTACGACCGTTATGGCGCACGTGACACGGCGCAGCAGCTGCAAGACGCGGGCATACAGGTGGTCGAGTTTGGCCAGGGTTACGTGTCGATGAGCCCGGCGGCGAAGCGCTTCGAGCAGTTAGTTCACGAGCGCCAGCTGGTGCATGACGGCTCGCCGGTGCTGCGCTGGAACATCGAGTGCTGCGAGATCGCCAGCGATCCTGCCGGCAACATCAAGCCGGTCCACCCGGACCGACACCGCGAGACGACCCGTAACGACCTGGTGATTGCCTGCGTCATGGCAACCGGAATCAGCACCAGCGCCAAGCCGAAAGAGCGGTCGGTATACGAAGACATGCTGCCGGTAACACTGGGGTGGTAGCACGCCGACCAAAATTCGTGATACCGTGGTAGCACGATGCAGTAGGATTGTGATACCGGATGAACCTTTTCGGCAAGATCATGGTCAAGCTCGGCGCGACGCCGCCACCGGATAATGACTTCTGGTATCGACCTGTGTCTGGAAGCAAGTACTACGTCTCGGCCGAGTCGGCCATGCGTATCACTGCGGTTTGGGCCTGCGTCAGAGTGATCGCCGAGTCCATCGGCAGCCTGCCTTGTGGCGTGTTCCGGCGCACGGCTGACGGGCGGCAACTTGACCGGAACCACCCGCTGTACTACCTGCTGCACGACGCGCCCAACGACGACATGAGCGCGTTTGAGTTTTGGGAACTCGCCGCGAAGTGCCTTTGCCTCCACGGCAACTTCTACGCCCGCATCGTCACCAACATGCGCGGCGACGTCGTCCGCCTGGTGCCGTTGTCGCCAACCGGAATGCGCGTTGCGCGCGACCCGGAGACGGGCGTGCTTGTGTACACCTACAGCAACCAGATGTACACCGCCTCGGACATCCTGCACATTCCCGGCCTAGGCTACGACGGCGAGGACAACCTGGTCGGGCACTCGCCTGTGTCGTATATGGCGCAGGCGCTGGGCATGACCCAGGACGCCGAAGGCTACGGCGCAAATTTCTTTCGCAACAACGCCACGCCGCCCTCGTATCTGACAGTGCCGCAAGCGTTGAGCAACGAGGCCCGGAACAACCTGCAGACGTGGCTGATGAGCAACTTCGGCGGCGTCCGCAACGCGGGAAAGATCGGAGTTCTTGAGCAGGGCGCGGAGATCAAGTCGGTCTCGATCAATCACCGGGATATGCAGTTCCTCGAACTGCGCCAGTATCAGAAGGCCGATATCTGCAGCATCTTCCGCGTGCCGCCGCACATGATCCAGGACCTGACCCGTAGTACCAACAACAACATCGAGCACCAAGGCATCGACTTCGCAACGCATACGATTCGCCCGTGGCTGGCGCGAATCGAGAAGCGGATTAATATGCAGCTGTTCGGGCCGCGCGAAGCGGAGACCTACTACGCGGAGTTCAACATGGACGCGTTGCTTCGTGGCGACGCGGCCAGCCGCGCTACGTTCTACTCGGCCATGCGGAACATCGGCGTCCTGAACGCGAACGAGATCCGCGCGAAGGAAAACCTGAATCCGTACGACGGCGGCGAAAAGTATCTGGTGCAGGGCGCGATGATACCGGTGGACCAAGCGGGGGTGAGGCAGTGATCGAAGACCTGAAATTTCAACTGGCCGGCCAGCTACTCGCGCCGATGCCGACGCCGGAGGACGACGACGAAGAGCCGAAGGCCGAAGGCCCGCGGCGCCGCGAGGTGTTGTTTTATTCAGGGGCCACGGTCGAGCGGTTCGACTTCTTCACGGGCGAAAGCTGGAAGCTGCGCTTCGACATGGACAGCGCCGACCTGTCCGCGCTGTCTGCTGGTGCGCCGGTTCTCGACGGCCACCAGATCAACAAAACCGAGTATGTGATTGGCGTTGTGGAATCTGCGCGCCGCGCCGACGACGGTTACCGGGCCGTTTTGCGGTTCAGCAACCGCGAAGACGTCAATGGCACCTGGCAGGACATCCAGGACGGCATCCTGCGCAACGTCTCTATGGGCGTTCAGATCGGCGAGCTCGTTGTCGAGTCCAAGCCTGGCGCCGAGGTCAAGCAATACCTTGCCCGCAAGTGGAAGCCCTACGAAATCAGCGTTGTTCCGATTGGATCCGACCCGAATGCCAAGATCTTATCGACGAGTTTGACGGCCGCGCCGAGCGCGGACCAGCAAAGAGCCCAGTACGAACTGGCGCTGCGGATGCGGCGTTGGCGAGTGCTGGGGAAATAGGGGGAACGATGACGAAACGAGAGCTACTCTCTCAGGTCTCCGCGCTCGAAACCGAGTACAGCGCGGTTCTCGCCGCTTCCAGCGGTGCCGCCGATCCGGTGGCGCATCTGCAGGCGGTCGACGCAAAAGAAAACGAACTTAAAACCGTCCGCGAGCAACTTGCTGCGGTCGAGGCTCTCGAAGCCCGCGCCAAGGCAAACGTGACTCGTGAGCCTGCCCGCGTCACCAGCGACAACGAAGCGGCCCGCCCGTTCGAGTCCGTCGGCGAGCAGCTGGCGGCTATTGCGTACGCGCAGAGCCCGCGCGGAGCCTTCCAGGGGCTCGGCGGCCAGATCGATAAGCGACTGTTTGGGCAGAACCTGACGGCCTCGGGCGCGTCGGCCGCGGTTCCCGCGGACGGTGGGTTTGCCATCGGGACCGAGTTCTCGACGGCGCTCCTGCTCAAGGCCCGCGAAACGGCGCGGATCTTCCCGCTCTGCACCAATATTCCGATCGGCGAAGGCTCCGACTCGCTGGAATTGCCCTACATCGACGAAGCCAGCCGCGCCAACGGTTCGCGGTTCGGCGGCGTTCAGGCTTACTGGACCGGCGAAGCCGACTCGCCGACCGCCACCAAACCGAAGCTGTCTCGTCACGAGATCCGTCTTGAATCGCTGAAGTGTCTGGCGTATGCGACCGAGCGCCTGCTCCGCAACGCTCCCGCCATGGCCACCGTGTTTGAAAACGCCTTTGCGTCCGAAATCGCGTTTAAACTCGACGACGCCATCTGGCGCGGCGACGGCGTCGGCAAACCGCTCGGCTTCTCAGTGCAGAACTACGGCGGCGCCCTGATGGTCTCGGTCGCCAAGAAGACCGGCCAGGCCGCCGATACGTTTGTAATTGAGAACGCTACTTCGATGCTGTCCCGTCTCTACCGCGAGCCCGGCGACCGCATCGTTTGGCTTTGCAATCCCGACACGATCGGCCAGTTCCCGCTTCTCACCGTGGGCCAACAGCCGGTGTTCCTGCCGAACAACAGCGTCGCCGGCTCGATTCAGTACGGCACGTTCCTCGGCTTCCCGGTCATCCCCGTCGAACAGGCCGAAACGCTCGGCGACAAGGGCGACGTGGTGCTCGCGAACCTGTCGAAATATGTCGTTATCACGCAGGGCGGCTTACGCGCTGCGCAGTCGATGCACGTTCGGTTTATTTACGACGAGATGACGTTCAAGTGGTCCATCGACGTCAACGGCCAGTCGTCGGTCAAGCAGCCCATTACTCCGTTTAAGGGCTCCAACACTTTGTCGCCGTTCGTAACGGTCGACGCTCGCGCCTAACAAGGAGGAACCAATATGATCCCGTACGAACTTCTAAATAACCTCCACTTCGTCAAAGGCCTCGATCCAGTGGCCGATGCGTTTAGCGGAACGGTAGCGAGCGACGTTGTTTCGCTCGGCAACTTTGACAGCGCCTTGTTCGTGGTTTACAAGGGCGCGGGCGCCACGGGAACCTCGACCATTACGGTCGAGGCCTGTGATGACATCGTCCCAACCAACACGACCGCCGTGCCGTTCTATTCGAAGTCCATCACGTCGACCGACGTGCAGGGCGCGATGACGGCCCGCGCTGCGGCTGGCTTTACCACGACGGCTGGCGCCTCGCAGATTTACGCTATCCAGGTGCACGCCGAGGAGCTGGCCAACGCTGGCTATTCGTACGTGCGGCTGAAAGCTGTTGAGGTCGTGGACTCGCCGGTGCTGGGTTGTATTGCCATCGCCCTTGCCGGCCCGCGGTTCGGCGGCTCGGCAACTGCTACCGAGATCGACTAATGATTGAGCACCGCCTCCAGTTGGTGACGCCGCCGACGTTCTGGGCGCTGTCCGACAGCGACTTTGAAGCGCACTCCCGCGCCATGGGTCAGCCGGTCGAGCAGTTGAGCCCTTACGTCCAGGCGGCGACCAACCATCTGGAGGTGGTCTCGAATCGTCGATTCGCGACTCAAACTTGGCGCATGTATCTGGACTACTTCCCCGATACCGGCGTCATCACCATACCCTACTCGCCGCTGGTGTCGGTCGCGCACATCAAGTACACCGACTCCAGCGGCGTTCAGCACACATTTGCCAGCAGTAACTACGGAGTCTCCACTGCGCGCACGCCGGGCCAGATCCTTCTTGAATACCAGAAAGACTGGCCCACGGAGACGCTTCGGAACACTGACCCCATCGAGATTGAATTTACCTGTGGCTGGCCTAACCAGGCCAGCGTACCGACGGCCATTCGACAGGCCATCCGAATGCTCGCGTCGCACTTCTACGAGCACCGCGAGGCCGTTGTCGTTGGCACTGCGGCCGCTGTGGACGAGGCCGAGCTACCGCTGGCCGCGTCTGCACTCATCGCCCCGTGGAGAGTGTTCATATGAGAGCCGGGGCACTGCGGCACGTGATCGACATTGAGGCCAACACCATCGCCGTGGACGCCAACGGCGACCGCACGGAGACGTGGACGAGCGTCCATCAGTGCTGGGCCTCTATCGAGACCGGCAACGGGCGCGAGTTCTTCGCCGCGCGGCAGGTCATGGCGGACCTGACTCACACGATCCGCTTGCGGTTCGTGGTCGGCCTGACGCCAGCCATGCGGGTGAAATACACAGACCAGAAAACGCAGGCCGTCCGCTACTTCGATATCAAGTCAATTTTGAACCCCGACGAGCGGGACGAGATGCTGACCATGCAAGCGGTCGAGGTGCTGATATGAAAGGCATCAAGGTCGAAGGCATGGATCATCTGGCCGGCCAACTCAAGCGCGTCATGGCGACGGCGCAGGGCCAAGAGCTACAGGCCGCGTTACTGGCAGCCGCCGAGGAGATCCGCGGCGAGGCCGCGCGGCGTGCGCCGATTGCGCCATATCCGACGCGGCAGAACGGCAGGGAGATCGCGCCGGGCGGACTCCGCGCATCGCTGAAAGCGGCAGCTGGCCGCAAATACAAATTCTTTCTGCAGGCGTTCACGTTCACGCTGGCGAAGCTAGCGCCGCACGCGCATCTCGTCCACTTCGGCACCAAGCCGCACGCCATTGTCCCCGGACAAGGCAAGAGCAAAAAGATGAAGATCGCGGGCCGCGCCTTCGCTTGGCTCTCGCGCGTCGGCGACCAAGTCCGCACGAAAGTATTTCACCCAGGCAGCCGCCCGAATCCGTTCTTGGCTGACGCCGTGAAGGCCAAGCGCCGCTCCATCAAGAAGCTCCTTGAAACCCGCGTAAAAGCCGCGTTCGACGCAGTGGGGCGTGCCGCGTGAGAATCTACCAAGCTCTCTACCGCTACACGCAGGCCGAGCCAAGCATCTCGTCGGTAGTCGGCAATCGAGTCTACGACATCCACGCCGAGCAGGCCCGCGCAACCAAGTACCCGGCGCTGGTCATCGAGGCCATCGACGATATCCCGTTCCATTCGATCGGCGCAGCGCCGACGGCCACGCGGCGCCCGGTGAATATCTACTGCATGGCGACCGGCAACAGCAAAGCCGCTGAGGATCTTGGCGACACGATCTACGACGCTGTCATCAATCAGCAGGCCGCGATCACTGCGGCGAGCGGGCTGACGGTGCGCTCGACGCATCTCAACGGGCGGCGCATCGAATACGAGGAAACGCTCGAGACCAACGAAAAACTCTATGCGGTGATTTTAGAGTTCGACTTCATTCACGATTACGACTAGGAGGATACAATGGCAGTTCTCGCAGGAAACGCTGGCAGTTTCAAAATCAGCACTAACACGGTGGCCGAGCTGGATACCTGGACGCTCGACGTATCGACGGGCCTCGAAGAGACCCAGTCGTTCGGCGACACCTGGAAGGAGCGAACCGCTACCATTAAGGAATGGAGCGGGACCGCATCGGGCCGCTTCGATGATACCGACACGAATGGCCACGTTGCGCTCAACACGGCGTTCCTGGGCGGCACGACCGTTGCGGCGCGATTCTACATCGACGGCACGAACTACTACAGCGGCACGGCTTTCGTGCAGGCCGCGCTGAACGCCAGCGAAAACGGCCTGGTCACGATCAGCTACACCTTCACCGGCAGCGGCGCACTGAGCTACACGTAAGGAGCGACCATGGCAGTTCTCGCAGGGCGCAACGCAGATATCTACCTCGCCACCGGCAGCGGCACGGCCATGACCGGCGAAGCCACGACCAGCCTGGGCGGCAACGTGTACCAGATCACGGACGCCGCCCGCAGGGCCATCAACCCCAACGCATCGTTTACCGTTCTTGATGGAGCCACGCCGATTCCATCCAGCCGGTACCAAGTGGCCTACGGCAGCGGCAAGATCTATTTGCAGGCTGCGCCGGCGGGCACGGTGACGGTCACCGGCGAGTTCTTGACGCTATCCAAGGTCGCGCAGGCGACGGACTGGACGCTCGACGTGCAGCCGGTACTCGAAGAAGTGCAGGTGTTCGGCGACTCCTGGAAGTCTAGGGCTCGCGTTGGCGGCGATGCGACCTGCACGTTCGCGCGCTTCTACAACGACAATTACTTTCACACGAGCGCCACGAGCTACTACGTCATCAACTGCTACGCCGATTACGCGGGCGGCGTGCGGTGGATGTTTGGCGCTATGCAAAACAGCATGAGCGTAAACGCTGGCGAAAATGAGACCATTAAGGAAAACGTCAGCTTCTCCGTGCATGGAGTGCTGGACTATCTAAACTCATGAAACTAGCAGATAAAATCCTGGCCGTCTCTTTGAAGCAAGAAACGCTGGACGTGCCCGAGTGGGATGCAAAAATCGGCATCCGCGAAATGACAGTGGAGCAGCGCCTGAAGTTCGGCGAAGACGCGAAGAAGTGGCCAGCGGTCGCCATGGCGCGGCTGGTGATTGCCTCGACGTTTGACCCGGCAACCGGCAAGCCGATCTTCGAAGCGGCGCACCACGACGCCATTGTGAATATGCCTGGCGCCGTGATCGACCGCGTTGTAACTGAAATCTGCCGCATCTCGGGCCTTGGCGCAGAACCGGCAGAAGCAGCGGAAAAAAACTAACGGGCGAGCGGCGATTCGCCTTCGCCCTCGCCGAGCTATTGCATATGCCAGTTGGGCGGCTGTTACGCGAGATGAGCAGCAGCGAGTTTACCGAGTGGGCCGCCTACCTGAGCCTAAAGCACAAAGAGTTCGAAAAGGCCGCACGACAAAGGAAGCGCTAAATGCCCGTACTCTCTAACCTAATCGTTCGGATCGGCGCTTCGACCGACGACTTCGACAAAAAGGTCAACGCTTCGCTGGGCAAAATTAAGCGCTTC